GCTCAATCCACATTGACAACCAACGCATGGATCGTTGGCACGTGCTCGCTCTGATCATGGTATCGGGGCGGTACCCGATGTTGATGCTGTGATGCGGATGAGCTCCCTAATGGGCAGCTATCGCAACACCATCAGCATCAAGCGCGCGCATGCAACCATTGCTTGCAACAATGGACTCGGCTGAATAGCCTTTCGTCCATTCCCCAAAAGGCATGTGAATTGCCTTACCAAATTCGATGTCAATCGCTAAATCGTTGTTTTCATCGGTTGGTGCAATTTCATCAACCCAAAAATGAAAATCACGCATTTGAGCGTTGGACAAATCGTCCATGGACATCATGCGTCGGTCGTTGACCTTACGCTTTTTGGTTTTGGGGTAAACCCATTGTTGAGCATGTTTATTTGACACATAAACATGATTCATCAACGTGGGTAAGCAAGCTTGTGGCTTGGGAGCCACGGTTGCTTTGACCACATGTGTAGCGCAACACGGTTGCAAAAAACCGTGAACATGGTGGGATGGAGCTGTGGAGACCTGCTGGCCTTGATGGTAGCAATCATGTGCTAACCGTCGCTGGTGGTCTGTAATCCGCAGCTTTTCATCATTCCACAATTTGTTTGGCAATCGTACACCGATGCCACCTAGCTTTGCTGGTATGAACAAATTGTGTAAACCATGTTTTGTTGCCAGCTGAATTTCGCGATGATTCATTCGCATGAAATTCCGCAATGCGAAACGGGGATCAACCGTTCGCTCCAAAGCGTCGCTCAATCGACCAACGAATGGGTCGCGCTTGGTAGAATTGGTATCCCGATCAGCGTCGGATTTCAACCAATTCGATGGCAACAATTGCGCTGGATTGTGAAATGTCACCAATTGTGGGTGACCTGTATCGCCGCGAAAGCAATACAGCTTGGAATTGACGGTACAAAAGCGTTTGTCAAAATAGCTTTTGCCAACCGACAAATCAAATCCAATTGATTTCACAATCCGCTGCCAAATGGTGTAAAAGCGATCATTGGCCTTGAACAAAATGTCATCGCCATTGATCAACACCGGAAGCTTATCCAGGCGTCCCACCGGACGTCCATGGTATTCTTCCCATGCTAGGACATAACCTAGCAAATTGGCAGCACACAAAATTGGAAATGAAAGCGGGGAACCCATCAATTGGCCATTAGCTTGCTCAGCTTCTGTGCCATCTGGGTAAACCAGCGTTTGCTCGTAAAGGTTGCTTCGTAGAGCATCCTTGAGCTCATCGCTGTATTCGGCTTTACCAAGGAAAGCTTCAAAGAGCTTCTTGGTGACGGTAATGTTCAAA